CTGAAACTGGTTCGATATCTCGCGCACTTAACTTAGCTGGTTTCCTGGCAAAACCTAACCCAGCACCAAAGAAACCAATTCAAACAATGAAGCCGGAATTGGCTGAGTTTATTAAAGAACAAAGACCCAATGACCCAGAGCCAATAGTCTGGGATGTTAGCGATGTTGCTGAGAAGCTAGGTGCTGAAATAGTTGATGAAATTCCACTATGCAACCACGGCCCGATGGTGCTGAAGTCCGGCACAAAAGAGGGCAAGGAATATCGAGGCTGGGTATGCCCTGAGCGGGATAAGTCTGCTCAATGTCCAGCTAAATGGATGCGTATTGGATCAGATGGCAGTTGGGTATTCCAGAAGTGAGTTTAGAGATGCACCCCTTCAAGTGCGGAAACTGTAAAAAGGTGACCGCACATAGGGAAATCAGACGATATGCCTCAGAAATAAATGAGGGACAAGAAGTCTGGTTAATGGAATGTCAGAACTGCTTTGAGATGCGATTAATTGAGCCAGCAGAGAGAGTAGCCAGTAAAGAGGATGAAATCACTCGCTGCGACCAATGCGGGAACTACAAGATGAAGGCGGCTAAATGCCGAATTTGTCTTATAGCTGCTGGCCAAGAGCGCATTAAACAGAGATACTGGACAGGTGGAGCCACACTTGAAAGGTTTTTAGATGCCGACATATGATTTCTATTGCTCATATTGCGACGATCAATGGGAAATTTGGCTATCTATTGCGGCGAGTAATCAGACAATGGTGTGCCACTGCGGTTCCCCGCTAAAGAGGCTATACACTGCTAACCCAGTTCATTTTAAGGGGGACGGGTGGGCGAGCAAAGACAAATAAAGAGACGTATCCACTCCATTAAATACATTTATCAAATGATGGAGTGGGGTTTTTCCAAAGAGTTCATAGCCCGAGATATGGGCGTCCAATTGGACTCATTAGAGATACGATTAAAAAGACATCAAGAAAGGGAGCAAAATGCAAATCAAAGACCTAAGCCTGAAACTAGCGGCAATAAGCCTATTAGCAGATCAGGCCAAGCGGCTAAAGGACGAGCTAAGAGCCGAACTACAAAAGGAGATGGAAAGCCTAGGAGCCGACCGAGTAAAGGCTGAACTAGGTGATGAGGTAGTTGCCTACATAACCACCACTAAGCCTAAGTTCAAATGGGCCATTAAAAGCGATAGGAAGGCCCTAGAGTGGTTTAAAGCCTATTACCCTAGTGAGGTAGTGGAAACCATCAGACCAACGTCCCTAGAGGCTATTCTGGACAAATTTAACTATGACGGCGACACAGTAATTGATCCAAATGGTGAGGAAGTAGATTGGCTAGAAGGCTCGTTGGCTGAGCCGTATTTAACGACTAAATTCCACGGCGATGGTAAAGCCATATTACGAGATGCACTTATCGGAGCTAGAAGAGATGAATTGGATATCAAGGAGATATTGGAGTTAGAGGGATGATTGTCTTTGACTTCTTCGCTGGCACAGGGAGCGCAACAAGGGCTTTTGAGGACGCGGGACATAAAATAATAAAAATTGAGCTAGATGAACAGTTTGAAGCTGATGAACGCGACATTTTGGCTATGACCGGTCAATACCTGTTAAACACTTACGGCAGACCGGACTTCATCTGGGCTTCACCGCCTTGCACTAGCTTCAGTATTGCTTCAGTCAGCCATCATTGGACTAAAGATAAGCAACCAAAAAGTTTAGCGGCTGAAATTGGTATTAGACTTGTCGGCAAAACAATTAGTTTGATAAATGAATTAAATCCTAGGCTAGGTTTTGTAATGGAAAACCCCAGAGGAATGTTACGCAAATTTCCATTGGTAGATGTGTTTGAACGCACCACAATAACTTATTGCCAATATGGTGACTTCAGAATGAAGCCAACTGATTTATGGTTTAGCATCCCTAATTGGCAACCTAGAGCTATGTGCAAGAATGGCGATAAATGCCATCAAGCAGCACCTAGAGGATCAAAAACTGGAACTCAAGGGCTTAAAGGAGCTAAGACGCGTTCAATGGTGCCTTATGAGCTAGGAAAGGAGATATTGGAATGCCTGACGAGCTCTATACCCCAAAATTCATCTTTGATGGATTAAACCTAGAATTTGATTTAGACGTATGTTGCCCACCTCAAGGGCCTTTGCATACACCAGCTAAAAAGTTTTACAGTTTGCTGGATGATGGGTTAAATAGTGACTGGTTTGGCCGAGTATGGATGAATCCGCCATTCAGTAAGCCATCTCCTTGGATAGATAAATGGTTGGATCACAATAATGGATTGGCTTTAACCTTGATTGGTGGAAATGGTAAATGGTTAAATAAATTATGGGCTAGTGAGGCAGCAGCGTTGTTATTACAACCCAATTGTCCGTTTATCAATGAAGAAGGGATTGAAAAGAAAATGATGTATAGAGTCGGATTGTGGGCAATTGGTGAGACTAATATCACAGCTCTTAAAATGTCCGGTTTAGGGCGAATTAGGTAGATATGCTACTTGACAAGGGGCTTATACTCTCGCTAAAGCGCGGGCGCAGAGCTAGCCCATTAGCGGTATCGAGGGCGGGCTATTGTCTACGCCTGATGGCTACGACTATGCTATCTGTAATAATTACAATAAATTATCAAATACCATCAAAAGCTAATATGAATTTAAAACTGTATGCGTATAACCTTTTAAGCTGGAAAGAGTTTGAGTGCTTTAATTGGTTGATATATAAAGAAAGTAGATGGAATTACAAAGCAGTTAATGGATCTCATTATGGTCTTGGTCAAATGCGTTCTACTTGGTATAGAGACCTTAGTCCTCAAGGACAGATAAAGGCTTCGATTAAATACATTTCCCATCGCTATGGCGATAGCTGCAAAGCACTGGCTCACTTAGAACGCAAGGGCTGGCACTAATGGCCAACAAGAGATACCAGACTGCTTACTATCAACGAGTAAGAGCTGAAGTATTACAACGCGACTATTACACCTGCCATTACTGCGGACAAGAAGCAAACACAGTGGATCACTTGATTCCCATCAGCAAAGGTGGCACTGATGAAGCGACCAATATGGTTGCAGCTTGCATTAAGTGCAACAGTGGTAAGCGCGACCGCATAGCCCCCGGTTTTTTTGAGCGCACTAAATCACCCACGACCCCCATCGGGAAGATTTTCCCTGAAAATGGCTCGGCCAGGCATTACTTTGAGTAAAATGGATTTATTATGAGCGAATCGACCGAGTTAGCCCGAGTCAGGGACGAATCGGCTTACCGAGGTGTGCCAAACCCTCGAATTCACACAAAACTGACCGATTACCCCTCTCACGGCGAGGCTATGATTAAATTCTGCGAAGAAATCGGTTATGAGCTGCTTCCCTGGCAACAATGGCTGGCTCATCACTCGCTCAAATACAAACCAGACGGCCGCTGGGCACATCCGGTCATAACCCTTTTATGCGCTCGGCAACAGGGTAAATCCACTTTTATGGCGCTTCAGATATTGTTTAGAATCTACGTTCTAAAAGAAAGATTACAAGTTCATACTGCTCACAAGCTAACCACCTCAGCAGAGTTGTTTTACAAAATCTACGGAATTATTGAACAAACGCCTCGATTAGCTGCTGAATTCACCAAGAAGCTAGAGAGTAAGGGATTTCAAGAATTACAATTCACAGAAGGCCGCCGATATATCGTAAGAGCTAATAACTCAGCCGGTCGCGGTATCGCAGCGCCTGAAACTATTCACCTAGACGAAGCTCGCGAGTATAAAGACGAAGATGTCTGGTCTGCCCTGCGATATACACAAATGGCTAGCCCAAATCCTCAAATATGGGTTTATTCAAATGCTGGGGATCAGCACTCAATAGTGTTGAACAAGTTAAGAGAAAGAGCTTTAGCTGCTATTCACGGTGGCTCTGACGATATTGGCTGGTTCGAGTGGTCAGCGCCTAATGGAATTAAATTCGATAATTCGCCAGAATTCTGGTTAGGTGTCTGCCAAGCTAACCCATCACTTGGCTACACAGTTCATCCGGACAATATTCGAGCAGTCCTGTCAGACCCCGAAGATATTGTTCGAACCGAAGTCTTATGTCAATGGGTCGATACCATAAACCCAGTTATCAGTCCGTCTCAGTGGGAGAGTTGCGAAGTTGAGGGTCTTCGGCTCAACCCTGAATCTGATACTTGGTTGGCTATTGATCTCAGTCCAGATAGAAAGCAAGCAGCTCTAGTAGCTAGCCAGAAACTTGAGGGTGATAGATTTCAAGTCATCTTGCTACAAACTTGGCACAATCCGGCCAACCTTGATGACAAAGCGTTGGCTAATGATTTGGCTGACTGGGTGCGTAAGTATCCGGTTCAGCTGGTTGCTTACTCGGCCCGAACCGCTTCAGCAGTGGCAGCGCGATTAGCCCCTG